AAGCCGTACGAGGTTTTGCACGGGTGTGCAGGGGGTGTCCCCGGTGGGGGTTTGTGGGTTTTTTCACCATGAAACAAGTGTTTTTGTGGTTTGTTGTTGGAAACTAATGTTTGGTTCGCTGCGATTGCCTTTGCTTCTGTTGCATGTTCTGCAGATGATTTGCCCGTTGTCGAGGGTGTTGAGTCCTCCCCTGCTGACGGGTGTGATGTGGTCGGCTTCGGGGCTTGTTGGCAGGTCGTGTGTGTCCCAGGCTATCTGGGCTCCGCAGAGTGGGCATTCGGTTTGGCCTTGTTGTCGGGCTTGGGTGATGAGTCGCGCCCGCCAGCGCCGGTGGGCTGATGATGCGGTGCGGTTGGTGTGTGCCATCGCGTCCCCTGATCTCCCCTTGCCCCTGTTAGCCTCTCATTGCTCCTGTAACGGCCTGGGAACCGTTGGGGGTATGAATACCCTACCGATGCCCTGCTGTTCGATCCTAGGCCCTGTTTTGTGCGTTTAGGGGGGTGTTCTGTTTGTGCCGGGGTGTTTGTTTTCTCCACTACCCCCTGGCATGTGAAAAATATCACATCGCCCCCCAGCGGTGTCAAAAGAAGAAGGACACGAAAGAAAAAAGGGGGTGGATGGGTGTTCGCGTTTCACAGCTTAGCGCCTAGCGCTAAAGGACACAGGCTAAGCGGGAACACCTTAAGGTTTTAAAGTCTTCTACATATAATATACACTTTAAGTCTTACCTGGTGTTAAGGGTGTTGGCGTGACACGCCGTACGCCTTCAGCCGAACACGCTAAGCCTGAAAGGGACACAGGTAGAGTAAGTGTGGTGAGTGTGCAACCGGGAGCGTGCGACCGGTGGTACACGAGACACACGGTGAAAAGTCCATCAGCGTTGACGGTAAAGGTTCCTCTTCTCCCCTGATGAAGAAAAGAAGAGAAGAGAGAAAGAACCAAAGAGAGAAGAGAAGTAAAGAAGTTAACCCCTTAGCTCTTCTAAAACTTTTATAACTTATAAGCTTTAAGACTTATAGGTTATAATATTAAAGTTTAAGACTGATGGTTAACTTTAAGTATTTAAGGTCTTTAAAGTCTTATAGTTACTTTAAGTGTTTAAAGCTTATAAGTCTTTAAGTCTTAATAGTTATTTTAAGTTTTAAAGTCTTAAACACTGATGTTAAGTTTATATCCTTAAGTGCTTAGCCTTTAAGGTTTTATACTTAACTTAGGTGTTAAGGTCTTTATACTGATGCTGAGCCTTGAAGGGCTCAGTGCTAAGTGTGTAAGCCTTTAAGGTTATTAATTAACTTTAAGTGCTAAGCTCTTAAGTTTACTTAAAGTGTTTAAAGCTTTAAGACTGATGCCGAGCCCTTGAGGGGCTCGGTGCTAAGCTATCAGCACCTTAGCGCTAAGCCCTTAGGTCTTTAAGTCTTTGGTAGACTGATGGATGTAAGGGTGAAAGCCGCGTCAGCGGATTTCGGCCTTGCGTCCAGCTGGCTACCTGTCCAGCCTATCATACCCCACCTGGGATGAGTCAAACTGGTGGATTTGGCTCTATAGGCGGGTTTGAGGGGTGTAAACGGGTGTTTTTGGTAGTAAAGGTCCAAAAATTAAACCTAAACTTTTCCTTAAATTTTCTTAGAGTCTTGTAACCTTTGAGGGTGGTTAAGACTGAAACCCCTAGTCAGAACAGGTTTCACTCCCGAACAGCTGTCACACTTCACTCTTGTGTCCTTTCCGAACACGCTAGGCCCATCAGTGCTGAGGGTGTTCCCTCAGGCTTTCGAGTACTCGTCGCTAGGGCTCCTCGTACTCTCAAGCCTTCCCTGATGGCGTGTACCCTTTCAGGGCTGTGCCTGTTCGGGCTGATGCCGAGCCCTTGAGGGGGCTCGGTGCTAACTGATAAGACCATCTGTGCTAAGCGCTAAGACCTTAAGGCTTGAAGGCTGATGCTCCCCCCTCTTTCTTTTACCGCGTCCTTCTTCCCCCTTAGTATCCCACACTGTCCACATAGTTGAGGCTTAGCTAACCATGATAGGGGTTGATGGTCTATGCCGAGATGGTTGATCGCGTATCAGGCTCTGGGAGGCGTCTAGAATCGATCAGAATTGCTTGGGGGTATGAATACCTAGCCCCCACCCTGTAAGGCGCTCCTAGGCGCCGTGCGAAGGCTTTAAACGGCATTTCTGGGCTACACCCTCCATGCCAGATCGGTAGAGTGGCCTCGAGGGTGCACACTAAGCCAGGAGGATGTGATGCATCTCACACACCTAGATGATAGATCTTATGTCTCAGCTCGGCACCTTGACTCGCTAGATCATCTGCCACACGCGCTATCACCCAGACATACCTCTGAGACGCCCTAGAAGGCCCCTAGAATCGATCTGCAGGGTTGACCCTGCATAATCCTACCCTCAGATGATTTGAGGCGCTGGGAGAGGCAATAAAGGCTTAAGTGACATCCGTCACACCCAACACTCTAGCATGAAACGCTCACTGGGTTTGAGCGCAGCCTTGACTATGGGATCGCAACCTACGCACCCTAGAAACCACAACAACCCCCACAACCGCCGAAAGGAGCACACCCTCATGGATGGCACACTCATCACACCATCCTTCACTAGCCTCTATGGGCAGACAGAAATCAACCCACTCCACCCCGCACACCTGGCAGGATGTGACATAGGCAACACCCACACGTCTATCATCTGCCGCCTGCACCGTGCCAAAGTCGAAGAAGCCATACGACTCATCCGGCCCATGTGGACTGTCACCCTCGACGGCGCCATATACGGACCCCAGGACTGGCAGTCACTCACCCCAGATGAGGCCGAGGAACTCCACGACATGATCGACACAATCGACGTAGACGCCATCATTGCCGAAGCCACACGATAAAAACCATCCACACACCAGAAAGGAACCCGTCATGCAGAAGATCGCCAACCACTTCACCCAGCTCTACACCCCCGCCAGCTACGACTGCCCCACACCCTTCGACCTGACACGCCTCGAAAACCTTTCCTGCGACCACCTGGATTTTGAGGGCCTCGCCGAAGCCTACCGGCAGAGCGTGGAAGCCGAACTCCACAAGCTGCGCCCCAACACATTCATCGCATCCGATGGCACCGTGTTCAGCCATGACGAGTGGAAGCCGCTCACCGGCGGTGAAGCCACACAACTCTACTGGAATGTGAGCCGCATCAATGTTGGCCATCTACTCACCCTGTGTGCCCGATAAAACCCCTAGCCACACAAGGATCGCTCAAAGATTGTGAGCGCAGCCTTGACACGAGGTCCAGTCACTGGAAGTATTGATCATGTCAGCAACGAACAACACCCCGGAAAGGGGACAACAGTCATGAACAAGAAAACAGGCTACACCATCGCCGGCGCCACAGTCGCCATCATCGCCGCAGCCTCCTTCCTGCCAGCCCCCGATGATAATCCGCCACTCGCCTCACAGCCAGCCCCACAGGCCACCACAGCCAACACCGCATGGACACCTGAAACCGTCCAACAGCGCAAAGCCGAGAAAGCGGCACGGCAGGCAGTCGCAGAACAGTCACTGCGAGCCGAACAGCGGAAAGCCCACCGGCAAGCCCAAGCAAGGGGGGAAGAAACCGCAACCGGACTCACCATGATCACCGCCGCACACACCTGCGACCGCAAAGCCGAACAACAGGCCGCCGCACACGGTGTCAAATGGAACGGCAACCCCGACATCGACCTCCAACTCCACAAAATTATTGGTAAAGACACCTTCTCCATCGTCTACGGCGCAACCATGAAACAGCCCGGAGCATCCAAACTACCCGTCACAGTCCACTGCCTCGTCACCGGAACAGAAGACCACCCCAACGTCACCGACCTCAACATCAACCCGCAACAGTAACCCGCCAAGGAGCACCCCCCAGCTATGCCTCTCCTCTCCCACTACGCCGTCACCACAGGACTAGCCGACACAGCACACCTGATTCACCACACCGGCGGCACACTACGCACAGCCACCGACATCGCCTCCCGCATCAACACCCTCAACCCAGACATTGATCTCGACCACCAAATCAAACAGCTACAAAACATCGAAGCCGACCTGTACAACATTTACCAAACCATCAACACCATTCTTCAGGAGCAAGCATGAACACACCCAACAACATTGAGCTACACAGCTACGAAACTTTCTTCACCACACTGGCATGGATCCAAGGCGCCATCATCACATGGATGTACGCAACCGGCACCCCACACAAGGCAGCCCTCGCCATCATCGCCGCATGCGCCCTCACCACCCTCCTAGGCGCCTCAACCCTCACCAACAATCCCCGAAACAACAAATGATCACAACACCCATCCTGATCGCTGCAACCCTCGCCATCATTATCCTCGCCGTCGCCCTAGCCCACAACCCCAACCAGTAACCCCATACTTAAGGAGCACACACCCCATGGATAAGCCCACCCGCATGTACACCGACCCTGATACTGGCGCCAAGAAAGAATTGAAACTTTGCAGGCTATCCCTCATCGACCCCGCATCCCTTCACGCCCTCGGCTCCGTGGCAGGATACGGTGCCACCAAATACGGCGACAACAACTGGACCGGCGGATACCCGTGGAGCCACAGTGTCGACGCCCTCTACCGACACCTACTATCATGGCAGCAAGGAAACAACCTCGATGATGAATCCGGGCTACCCCATCTAGCCCATGCTGCCTGGCACTGCCTAGCACTCCTCGCATACCAGCAACACGATGCCGGGGTAGACACCCGCAACCCATGGAACACCCACAAAGGCGACCAGTAATGCCCCTAGCACAATACCCGAAAACCATCCACCATCCAGGCCACATCTCCTACAGTTCACTCACCCAGTGGGCCGAATGCGGAGAAAAATGGCGCCTATCCCACGGCTACCACGCCCAACATCACACCTGGTACGCCACCATCGCCGGAAGCGCCATACACCACATCACCGAACAATACGACCTACACCTGTACAATCCCGCCGAATACCCTGCACTGCCAAACAAACTCTCATCCTTCAAAAACATTTTCGACACCCAAGTCGCCCTCACCCGATCCGAAGGCACAGAAATCAAACCCTCCGGCAGGGTGTGCAAAAACATGTGCGAGTCGGGCGGGCCACACAAAAAAGACTACAATTGGTGGATGATATACGGCCCCACCTTTGTGGACAGGTGGAAAAACTGGAGGCGCAACCACCCAGAATACATCACCGCTGTTATTGACGGCCAGCCAGGCATCGAATACCCGGTAGAAACCACCCTCCAGGATGGCACCACTATTGTCGGCTACATCGACCGGGTATTCACAGATACGAATACGGGTGAAACATTTATCCTCGACCTCAAAACCGGCCGCCTACCAGCAGACAGTATGCAGCTGTACACATACAGGCACATGCTAGAACAACACGGCATCCATGTCACGAAAGGCATGTTTTGGACGCCAGCCACCAGCCGCAACGACGACAAGTCCCCGACACAAGGCACATCCACCGAACTCTACGATCTTGACAACAACACCTACCGGCATGTATCATCCATGTATAGTCAAGCAATGAAAGGAATCAGTGAAGGCATCTTCGTACCCCACGTCACAGCACTCTGTAAAGGATGCCCCGTACGGGACGCCTGCTGGGCTGTCAACGGGAAAGACGCCTACAGGTACCCGATAGAAACCACCATCACAGCCCCAACAAAAGAAGACAAGGAGCACCAGTGACCGACAACACAGACGACGACCGATTCACCGTCACACTCAAATACGGAGGCGACTACGCCGCCCCATGGACCGTCATCCGCGGAGACACCGCCGACCAGGTAAAGAAGACTATCATCGACCTGCTGGGCGGACTCAAAAACAGCTCCGCGGCAAGGAACTGGGACCTGGCAACCCTGATCGCCACAGCATCCATCATCCTCCAAGACCGATACAACCAGGCCGCCAAAGACTACGTCAACAAAATCGCATCAGAAGGAAACAACACCATCATCGACAAAATCAACAATGCCACCAGCAAAGCACAGCTAGCCGACCTTCTAAAACAGTACAAGAAGACCATCACTAGTAACAGTGACGTGTCAGAGGCGTTCCGCACTAAACGCAACAGCCTCACCCGATAAAAACCAACAAACAAACCAACAAAACAGTAAAGGAAACAACAATCATGGGACTCGCAAACTACCGCAACAACAGCAACAGCACCTTCTTCAACCCCTCCCGAAACCAGGACGCCACCGCCATCGCCTTCAAAATCCGCGACGTAGAACACAACACCGAAGGCTACGGCGGACAGACCGCAGACCGCATCTACGCTGATGTCACCATCTTCCACACCCTCCAGGATCTCAACAACGGCACCCCAGAAACCATTAATAATGCGATCATCGAGAAAGCACGCGGCAACAACGACCGCCCACACTCCATGATCCGCGACCTCGAAGCCTACCTTGGCGAGGAGCAGGCCTTCAAACTCGCCACCGTGCGCACCAAAAACGGGTTCAACGCGGTCGTCCTCAAACCATTAGACGACGCCATCTACGATAAGGTTGCCGAATACGTAGACAAACGCGATAACGGCCAGCTAGACGACACCACAGCCTCAACTGATGCTGACATCGATATCGACTCCATCTGACCACCAACACAACATCCAACCGATAGACAGATAGATTAAGGCTCCGATGCTCTCTCTCCAAAGATCCTTCGAGAGAGCCTCCCAAACAGCCGCCGAACTGCCCCGCATACCACAACTAGAACCCCTCTACCGCAACCTGGACATGCACATCCACAAAGGGGATCTCGTCATGATCGCGGGGCGCTCCGGCAGCCAAAAATCCGGGCTAGCCATGTTCATCACCGCCATGCTCAACCAGCCAGCCCTCTACATATCAGGGGACATGACACCCTGGGAGGCCTCCACACGAATCATCTCACTCAACACCCAACACACCACCGCCCAGATACAACACAACATCGACGACTACGGGCCAGAATACTATCGAGACAGCATCCACCACGGCCAACACATCACATTCTCATTCCAGTCACCCATCACATGGACAGACATCACCATGGAACTACAAGCCTACATGGAAATGTGGAACACCTTCCCACCACTCATTGTTATCGACAACCTGATGGACATTCAAGACTGCGAGAGTGACTATCAGGCCCAGCAAGAAGCCATGCAATGGATCACAGCATTGGGTAGGGATACTGGCTCCACCATTATTGTCACCCACCACGCAACCGACAAAACCGGCTCCGACATCGAACACCCCCCGGCTAGGCGGGAAATCAAAAACGGCCTCTCCGAAAAACCACAACTCATATTGGGAGTCTCCCTGTATGGTGGCGAAGACAACGGCAACGGACTCACCATCCCCGCCGAGGCACGCATCGCAGTGTTGAAACAGCGCACAGGCAAATCCAGCCCAGACGGAACACGATACGAACGACTGCGAGCCTACCCCGAATACACATTCTTCGGGCCACTCGCCGAAAAACAGCCATGGAACATGACCCCAACACACAAAGGACTATCATGTCGACACAACAGTCACGCAACCGCCGGGCCGGCGCAGAATGGGAAACACGACTCCTCCACCAGCTACGCGACACCGGCTATGATATAGAACGCCTCCACCTCAACGGCCGCGAAGACGAAGGCGACCTCATCCTCACAACCGGCAACAAAACCTACATTATCGAGGCGAAAGCCGGACAGCCCCACCTCGCCGAATTCGTGAAACAAGCCAGCCGGGAGGCACGCAACTACGAAACACACCGAAACAAACAAAACAATTCCACCATCGGACTCGTAGTGATGAAACAGCGCAACAAGCCATGGAGCGAAGCCTATGTGGTATCAACCCTCAACGAGCTCCTCCCACACCTCTGACACCCGCCGCCTCCTCGACACCTACCAGATACGGTACAATCCGTCCAGGAACGAGCAACACATCCTCTGCCCGTTCCACGACGACCACCAGCCCTCCATGAGCATCAACCTCGACAAGGGCGTCTGGTACTGCCACACATGCGGCATCGGAGGAGGCCTCGCCAAACTGAAACAACAATTAGAGAAAGAAAACCCGAATGTACGACTCACTACAACCCTACAACATTGCGGAACGCCGCCGAATCCAGAAAGCGGCGGCCCTCTACGAAACCCACCTCGAAAACATACTCGACCTGCTCTCGGCAAGAGGCATCAGCGAAGAAACAGCCCGGCTCCACCACCTTGGATACATCGACAATGACCCCATCCCAGGCCACGAAGACTACAACCAGTGCATCACCATCCCCTACATGTACCCCGTCTGGGGGGAGCCAGCCGAAATACGAAAAATGCGTTTCCGCTGCTCACTCCAGCATGATTGCAAAACCCACAACCACCCCAAATATCTAACCCCAGCAGGAGACACAGGCTCCATCTACAACATGGCCGCCATGGCCAACCCGGCAGCCGAAATGCACATTTGCGAAGGCGAATTCGACTCCATGATCCTCGAACAATGCGGATGGCCTGCCGTAGCCCTACCCGGCGCCACCTCGTGGCAAACCTTCTGGACCAAATTTTTTGAAGGCTACGACCGCATCTACATATGGTCCGACCCCGACAAAGCAGGAGACCAGATGGCCCAAACCCTCCAGACGGCACTCCCCCAAGCCGCCCGCGTGCCCCTCACCCTGGGGGATGTCACAGACACCTATCTGCAGGCCGGAAAAACAGGGTTGACACAAGCCCTCAACACAGTGCTACAATAAAACCCGTCAACAACACGAAACCAAGAAAGGTACACTAAAACATCATGGACCCCCTCGACACATGCCCCATCCCCGGCCGCCGCGACACCAGCAAAGCCGCCAGGAGGCGTATCCGCCTCGCCATCTGTGCAGAAAAATGGGCCGATGGTGAAGACCCACTCCACATCATGCACACCTGGGGCACCACCTATGATGGGATGCGATCCATGATCCGCGCCAACCCCGACATTAGGCTACCCAAAGACATGGCCAAACGTTTGCACAAAGTATGCCGGGAAGCCTACCCCAAAAACCAGCACAACAGGCACCGAAGCGGATGGGACCAATACGAAAAAGACTACTACACGGAGGAAATACTCTTCCTCAACTCCTTCAACGTGCCAGCCATCGACATGCTCAAACGACTCGACGTCTCGTGGACAATGTGGAAACACATCATCACCGAAAACAATCTCACCCGGCTCCAGCAAGAAACCGACAACGCCTGCCAATGGGCGAACCTTCGAAAACAGCATCCCGACAAAACGGATCAGGAAATCACCCAGATGATGTACAGTAACCAAGTAACGTTCAGCAAGGTGATGAAAACCATACCCGCATAAACATCCATGACACCAGCATAGTATTTGCACACTCTTTCACATATAGGAGACATGATGGCTACTAAAACCCAACACTTGATCGACATGTACGGGGACAACAACGGCAAGTTTCCCGAACACCTACATGACGTCATATGCGGCCGTGCCATCATCCACAACACCGGCGAAGTCTCATGGTGCACACGCAAACCAGGACACGACGGCGACTGCCGCACAGGATGGCAGCCCACCACACAACCGATAGGACATCATGGCAACCAAAACTGAAACCCTCATCCAACGCTACGGTGATAAAGCCGCAGACGTCCTCGCCGACAAAACCATCCCCGCCACACAGCTAGCCCAAATGCTCACCCAAGCCGGATACCCCATCTCCGCCACCGTCATTAAAGACTACCGCCGCAAACAAGCCACCACCACCCCACACGAGGAAGAGGAAAACCAGTGATAGACAATATAGACCGGCTCCTCACACAACTAGCCAACCACGACAACGCCATCGACACCATCGACGACAATCTAGCCAACGGCACCGTGCGCCGCACACGCATCTCCGAATGGACACTCCCCAACGGAGAAACAGGCCGATCCATACAAAAAATCATCGACCACCAACCAGCAACCAACCCCTACCCTGTAGACGAACTCGTTGATAAACTAGCCGAATGGACACCCCCAAAACCCGAACAAGACACCCGCACCGACTACAGCACTGCGGCCTTCGTCATCGGGGCAGGAGACTTCCAAATCGGCAAAGGCATCCCCGGCGGAGAAACATCACACTTCGCCGACGACTATTTGCACTCCCTCACATCCGCAAAACACTACTGGCAACAAGCAGGCAAACCGCAACGAGTCCACATCGCCTTCCTCGGCGACATGATCGAAGGATACGTGTCACAAGGCGGCAACAACGCCTGGCGCACACAAACACCCCTGACGGAACAAATCAGGCTCACCCGCATGGCCATGATGCAACTCATCCACCAATTCGACCACTGCGCCAACGTCACCATCACATCCATCCCCGGCAACCACGGAGAAGCCGTACGCTTCGGAAAAGGAGTCACCACCTACGACGACTCCTTCGACGTGGACTGCTGCCGCGCCATCGCAGAAGCCTACCAACTCACCAACAACTACCCCAACCTACACTTCCACTTCCCCAGCCGAGACGAAATGACCACCACCGTTGATGTGGCAGGCACACAAATCCTGCACGCCCACGGACACCAATGGCGCACCGGCAAACACTATGATTGGTGGCGCGGCCAAGAATTCCACAACGGCACCGTATCCACTATTCTCATGGCCGGGCACCGGCACCACCTAGAAATCTCCGAGCAAGGACAACGCACCTTCATCCAATGCCCATCCATGGAAGGCGAATCCACATGGTTCCGGCACAAGACGGGCACCACCGGCAACCCCGGACTCGTGTGCTACACTATCAACAACAAAACACCAAACAACTACCAGATAGCCAGGTAATAGTGCCATGAGCAGACGACCAACCAAAGCAGACCTAGCCACCACCGCATCGTGGGTGTGGGCCACAGACCATCATCTACGCACACTCAACCGGGCATGCACCAAAACAGCCACACACTACCCCGCAATCAGCGCAGACGACCTCTACCAAGACTCCCTACTATATATTGCGGTGCGGGAACAATACCACAACCTAGACAACAAACACTACACCAAAATGTGCTACAGGGTAGCCAAACGTTTAGCCAACAAAACCATACAACACCTAGACCAGCCGAAACCTTTACCCGATATCATTCATCTAGCCGACAACCAAACCAGCAACTAAGGAGAATCATAATGGTCACCACCATCCTCGACGACGGCACCCAAACCACCAGGCTACAAACCGTAGGCGCCACCACCACAGCAATCATCACCAACACCCAAACACCCGAAACCATCACCGCCAAATACACCATCAGCAAAGACGGCACAGCCACCTACAGCATCAGCGGAAACACCTATCTGGGAGACCACCAACACATCATCAAACTCATGTACGACTACTGCCACTGCGTCGGACGATTCGACACCACCACCAGCAACCCAGACAACCTCGACAACCTCTTCAGGGGATGACCAAGTGACCCGAACCTACACCACCGCCGACATCATCCAAGCCGCCCAATGGATCTGGAACGGCGGCCCATGGAAACCAAGCGTCGAACCAGGAATGCCACCACCACCAACCGCGCCACAACACCACGGCAACAACCTTGTCGCCATGATCGACCTACAATTAGCGATAGACGACTACACCCTATCATGTGAACCATCCAAACAGCGCAAACGGCTAGCCCGCCTGGCAGCCTTCCGTGAAGTATACGGATACGACCAAACATATGCGTCGGCCGCCCAACGACTCGGTGTCACCCGGCAAACCGTGAAACAGTGGGCAGACCAAACACTCATCACCCTCACCGAGTACGCAAACAGCACATACTACATGCCAGACGATAACGAAGGAATGGCATAACAACCATGAACAACACAACCAATATCCCCTACACTGCCCTCAAAACAGTAGTACACCGTATCATCCAACAACAGCCCACCAACATGCAACAGCTGGAAAACATTGTTGACAGTGTCGAAAACCAGTACGGTGTACCCATCTCACTCGACAACGTGAACCTTACCGTCAACAATGTCAGCCTCGACGATCTCGCTATCGACCAGGACACGCTAGACGAGTGCAGCGAAATCTTGTGGGACTGCGACAGTGCAGGACACCCCACAAACAACAGCAACACCCGTGACAACAGCGAGGACCAGAGCCCCTATGCAAGCCAGGAAGCACTAGACTGGCTCGCCGGAATAGCATACCAGGCAAAACTATTGCAAGCGGAAGCCGACGAGATCATGTGGGCTATCATCCGCCACCGCGACAACCACAAAAACGTTATCGGCCGGAACGTTCTAGACCAGGCCAACGAAACGATCTCCGCCTGCCTACACCTGGACCAGCTGATCGAAGAAACCATCGACAGCAACGAATCATAGCCACACCGCATAAAACAGAAATAGTGCCCCAGCGGCAACCACCACACGATCGTGGCAGCACCGCTGGGGCACACATCTATATTCACTTATGCAACAGTCGACTCTACCGTGCCAACCTCCGACTCGGCAGCACGCCGAGGCTCATAGCCTACACCAAGATCAGCATCATCTGCAGGCTCGATCATGCCAGGATCCGACACATCCACCGAATGCGGCTCAACCAAGCCCCTGTCATCCGGTGGAACCAAACCCGCATCCACAGGCGTGGTTTTAGGTTTGCCGGCCACAAACGACGGGCTACCAAACGAGGTAGCCACCGACAACACCGCAGCCACCGTTGCTGTTATCAGCGCCGACTCCCACGGCAAACCGCGAAACGACTCCGCCGTATAGGTGACACCCGCCGTCACCCCCAACACAGCCACAAACGTTTGAACAAAAGTCTTTAACGCCCGCTCCAGCAGGCCCAACCAAAACTGTTTACCCACAACAAACCACCATCACTTTTTCAAACCGTTAACAGCAGACTCAAGCCTGTCAATACGGCTACGACACTCCAACACGTAATACCAGACACTCCACAAAGCGTCTTTTGTGCGCCACAGCTTCCCCGTCACCGGATTCTTCACCCACGACAAAGCCTCCACACGGCGCGCCAGGTCACCATTCTGAACCTGAACCACACCAACATCGTGATGCAGCTTATTCACCGACTGGGCCACCTGTGCCGACAACTGTTTAATCTGATTATGTAACGCTTGTACATCAGCCATACTCAACTCCTCACTACTTGAACCGCCGCCGTGGCCATTCACCACAGCCATAAATTTGTCCCACGGAAACCACGGCCCCGGATCGTCATGATCCGACTGATGCCACGCATCCGTAACATCCACATGCCCGCAAACACCCCGTTTACCAGCCTTCAAATCGGCCACAGACAGTTTTCTTTTCGGAACACCATGCTTGTCACACAACTGCCGACACAGCACCGCGGCACGCTCCACCGCAGGCCACACACGAGGATCAAGCCACTGCTCCCGAGTGTAAGCATGCCCCGGCACACGGAACGAGGCGTGCGAACCCCCATCCGCGCAAATCTCTATACCCAAAGAATGCGGATTCGGCGGGGCATGCCAACCAATCGTAGACTCCGACAAGCACTGCACCGTCTCCCCAACATCACACACATAATGGGCAGAACCACCCGACGATGGGGAAGCAAAATAGTTTGCTGTAGACACCGCCCGCCCCTTACGCGAGGCAGACGGAAACCCCACATCCGGGCATGTCGCATGAATCACAACCCTATTCACCGGACTATTCGAACCAGCCGAATGATGCGCCGCTGGAATGTATCTCACCACACACCACCACCAAACACGACCAACACTAGTAACACCCTTCCTCTTTTACTTGTGGGATGATACGGTAACCACAGGTGACGGTTTCACACTCTCACAAGCCACAGAACCCGACACGGTAGAGGCCGTACCGTCACTATATTTCACAACCAGGCGGCCCCCGGAACAGTACACCGATATCACCGAACGCCCATCACGGCCATCAGCGCCATCCTTACCGTCTTTACCGTCGGATCCGTTCACACCTGCGGGGCCACGCTCACCACGCTCCCCCTGTGCACCTTGCGGGCCGGCAGGACCTGAAGGCCCCACATCGCCGCGCTCACCAGCCGAACCATCACGACCATCCTTGCCATCAGCGCCGTTCACACCGTCCACGCCTGCACGGCCCGAAACACCATCACGGCCATCCGAACCGTTAGCGCCGGGCAGCCCGTCAGGACCTTTCACACCATTCAAACCCGGGGAACCCTGCGGACCAACAGGGCCAACCAGCCCAGCCGAACCATCAACACCATTACGGCCATCAACACCAGCCGGGCCTTGAGGGCCGCGCTCACCAGCAGGACCAGGCACACCCTGCACGCTACGCTCAGTAAGCACAGCATCCACACACAAACCAGACCGGTGAAGCCGCACCGACTCCTGCCCGCCAGAGGCACACACCTGCCGAACACGGCTAGCCAAACCCCTGGCAGCCGTACCATTCGACTGGGCCCTCGCCTGCTCCGAATCCCGCTCAGAAGACACAGCCCCGAAACGCAAAGCACCCCCGGCAACCACCGCCAACAGCACAAGCGACAGGAACAACAACACCAGTGAAGCCTTCTCAAACGAGCGGCGCTGCCGCTTCTCTTCCTCCAACTCCCTCACAATTCACCCCCCACCACCATCAACAGTATCCTTCAAAAACTCGGGCAAATCAGGCATCTTTACCGGCTCAACATTCTCCGGCAGATTCGCGTTATAGCGGTGAACAGTATGGCGAATATTCCACGTGTATTCTTCCATCGCATCAACCTGCGCAGACAACTGCCTCAGCCTCTTCTTCGACCTGTACGTAGCCGCCTGAATCGAACCAAGAACAGTAGCGATAGCGGTACAAAGAGAGGCTACAAGTGTGGGTGTAAGCCATGACACTACAGCCCCCTACCACTACAACCACCACAACACGTCACATACCCGCAAGCCGTACATTACACGCCGACAGCAATCCAGTTAGCTATCGCAGGCACATCAGAAGGCTTCGAACCATCATTCGTGATAAACGCCAACTGAAAATCCTTGCTAGTAACATTGTAGGCTTTCACATCAATCTGCTGCGTGCCCCCAGCCGCCGTCGCCATAGACGCCACCACAACAGGCGAACTACCAAACGGGCGGCCAAACGGGATCGTGTAAGCATACACAGCAGACCCGCCAAACTGGATCTGCTTCGAACCCGTTTCGATCCTGGGGGACAGGAGCATCCACTCGCCGGCATGGTTAGCCCACACAGCCCCCGAAGGCACCATCACACGATCACCCTCCACAGGGGTAGGGTCACACGCAGCAGACTCCCCAAACGCCACACGGGCCGCCACAGCACGCCTATCCAACTGCTGCTGCAACCCGTTAGACGACAACACCAAAGTAGCCAACAACTGCTGATGGTACACGCCAGGCTCAGCCCTTAACACGTCACGGGCACGCTCCGCACGCCCCCCAGGAACAATCTCCAACTTGGCCGTATTCTGCTCCCAATCCCGAGACAGGACAACATAGTCATAACGGGTCTCCCCCGGGCCAGGCAGCTGACCTGTCACAGTCTCAACACTATTCGACGTGCACATCACCCCGTGAGCCCAAGCCTGCCCCGGCAACACCTCACACAACACTGTGGCACCCTGAACAGTAGTGCCCACACGAAAATCGTCCGGGCCCTTCACAGACGGCATATTACCCATCAGACCAGACATTTGAGCCCAATCATACTCGGTCAACACACCATCAAACCCTTTACACACAATACCCACAACAAACCCCCAATTCTTTTCTACAATTTTTGCAAATCCCGCACACCCGCAGCCAAATCAGCCACACGGCGAGCCAACAGGGCCGACGGATTATCCTCATAATCCCCCGCAATAGGAGTCACCTTCGTCCACCCGTCACCAGGCGATACACACTCCACATCAATCTGCCGAACAATCTCCGCAATAGGCCCCGAACCCACATCCACATAGATCAAATCACCCGGCATCAGATTGCCTGGCCCAAACCGCAACACATCCGACTCAGCCAACTCGATCTTAAACCCCGACGTGGCCCCCGACTCGGACAACACCCGCTCCGCCTCATCAATGAGATGCACATGCTCAGAATCCGTGTTACGGGCATCCTTAAACACCTCGACACGATCAAACCACTCATCCTCGGCCAACGCGTCAAAATCCTCACAGAACAGACGATCTTTGCCCTCGCCGTGGCCACCCACAACCACCGCCGTAGCCTTCGGGGCGTCACGCACATACTCCCACGACACAATAGACCCAGACTCGGCAGTCAACACATGGTCACGCGTCACAGCAGGCACACAATCAAACAGTAAACCCCGCTGATCCTGCTTCACATTCTCAAACTGTTTCACCGTGACAGTCATCCGAGCCCACGACAACACCGGCAACAACTTATCGGCAAACACGTGAAACCGCGCCTGAAAATCCTTAATATAGCGGCCACGACTCTTATCATCCACCATAAATATATCAGGCGGAAAACGCCAAGTATTATCCCGCAACGCCTTCTTAGCGACCGACTCCGCCGCACCCGAATAGTGGGCATAATCCCTATTGGCACGCCACTCCATCCCAATGATGCTGGAACGATAAGGCACAGGCCACAACAGCATACGCCACAACAGGCGGATATCATCCTCACACGTGATAGTCACCCGCGAAGACTGCCAAGGACCCACACCATGAACCCGACGCACAGGCCCAGAAAAAATCTGGCCACCACCATAATCAACAACCAGCCGTGCACCCGGCCTAGTCAACCCGTCAAGCCTGGAATGATCACCCGACACCACCAACTCCAAAGTGGACAAACCATTCCACTTCAACGACAGTTTCAACGACTCAAAAAAATTGATAGGCGCCACACGGCGATAATCCGGCGTAAACAACGTTACATGCGGAACAAGACCAGCCATCAACCATTCACCAAGCCCTCAAAAACCTGTACTGCACCGACACAACAATGGCACCCAAACCAACCATCTCAATATTCACACTCTTAGAACCGCCAGGCGGGATAGGCGCAAACTCCCACTCTGTCAAACGATCCATCACATCCTCAAACCCGTTCAACAACGCAGACTGCTGGCGAGGATCCGTATCAATAGTAATCCAATCATACTCCTCAACCGGCCAATCCGAAGACACACGCAAACCATCAATCTGCACAGACCACGACTCCAACGGGCCCTCAACACGAATCACAGGCCACGCAGGCACATCACCCTTATTAGACAGATTATCCCAACCCGAGCCCACACCCGGTGTTAACACCACAGGAAACGCCGTGCCATCCTTGCCGACAGGGCCGCCACCCAACCAATCCTGCAACTTCGCGTTACTGAAACGAAACTTTTGCTCATCCCCATACCAAAACGGGTCATAGGCCGTCAAATGCAACAGATAGCGCGCATAACCCCGATTCACCGGATCAACCGTAAACGTGTCATCCACCGAATCAAACCGGCACCGCAGCACACGCTCACGACCAGACGGGGTCTTCACAGACAACTCCCCCTCCTCGCCGGGAGGAAACGCCGACCACAACTCGTCATAGGCTTTCAAAAAACCGTCACGAAACCCGCCCACCGGATCCGGGTCAACACCCGACACCAACACCGGCAACGTCACCTCGCGAGGCTTCACATTAAACCCGCGCCACTCCGAACCGTGCACCCCAACATGAGTTTGAGAAAAATGCTCAACCTCAGGAACACCCAAACCGCGCAACGAATCATTCAACAACATCACCGGAGACGCACCCGTATAATCCGTCAAATGAAGCACACGCTCATCGCCAAACCGCGGATCCATCGACCATGTCACAGCCAAACCAGAACGATCAGACGGGTCAGGAATAAACATGAACAACACCCCCAATCACACGTAAGCCAACGCGTTCAAAGCGTCACGCTGCTGCCGCTCAATCCGCTTCGCAAACTCGGCAGGATCACCATACGTCGGGCCATTCACATTCACCACAACACTCTCACCCTGAGCACGCCGATACCGGTCGTACGGTGTAAACGAGCCCACAGACGATCGCACACCAAACCTGGCATCCACAGCATCCGGAAGCTGATTCGCCAGGCCAGACATTGCATCCAACGCCAAACCAGCATTCCCGGTGATCCCCTCAGCCAAACCGGCAACAACCTGCCGGCCAACCTGGTCACGAAACACCCGAGACGGCGAATGAATACCCAACACGGACTTCGCAGCATTAGCCACCTGGGAACCCATGTTACGCACCGTATCCAGCAGGCCACTCATAGCATTCTTAATACCGTTACCCAAACCAGACACCACGTCACGGCCAGCCGACACCAACAAGGACCCCATATTGCCGAGAGCATGCCGAATATTGCCGGGCAGATTCCGGAAAAAACCCAGCACACCATGCACACCACTAGACACAGCCGAGCCCATAGCATGCATAGCAGAAGATGCCGCATTCCTGGCACCATTAAACCCGCGCACAGCACCACTACGAACCCGAGAAGCCATCGACCCGAAAAACCCGCCAACAGCAGACGCCACCGAAGACACAACACTCCGGATAGCATTCATCGCAGAAGAAACAGCGCCACGAGCCGCGTTAAAACCAGACCTCACATGGCTAGCCACTGAAGAACCAAGCCGGGCAAAAAACCCCACAACCGCGTTCACGCCGCCAGAAATGATCGACTTGAAACCGTTAATAAACGCAGACGTAAACGCCCTAATATGATTCCAGCCAGCCTGAATAACCGAACCCATGCGTGCCAAACCAGACACCAAATGGCCCACAACCCATCCAACAACACGGGCAACAGCGGCAATAACACGGGCCACAGCCGACACGACAGCACCAACAATACGGGCAACAAACCCGACCACGGCCGCCACCATCGGAGCCACAACAGCAAGAATACGGGCCACCACCTGTATCACAACCGCAACAACCTGAACCACCACACGCATAACAGACATGATGACTGGTATCAACGACCGGATAAGGCCAATAATCGGCGGCAGCACAGACATGACAGCACCCAAAATCTGTTGAATCACAGGCATCAAAACAGGCACCAACTGCATGACCACGCCAACAACCTGCCGTATCACAGCCACAACAGCCTGAATAACCGGCATCAACGCCGGCAACAACATTGCAGCAACCTGTGTCACCGCACCAATAATCTGAGTGATAACAGGAACCAGCCGGGCGACAAGCATACTGATCACAGGCATAAGCTGTGCAGCCAACCCGGCAACCATACCGATAATCTGGCCGAACACTGGCGCCAACCGTGCCACCAAACCAGCAATTAGACCAAACACAGGCTGCACAGCGGCCATGATCTGCCCCAAAGCCTGGCCAACCACAGCCACAAGCTGCATCACCGCGGCACGGAACTGGGCGTTCGTGGCAAACATTGCCGCAAACAGCCCGATCACAATACCGACAGGGCCACCCAGGGCGCGAAACACGCCGCCAAGCCCGCCAGCTGCACCCTTCAAAGCACCAAATGACGGCAGTAGATTCTTTAACGACACCGCCAGCGGGGCAAACCCCGCTACAAGCTTCCCCACACCGGCAGCAACAATACCGAACACTGCGGTGCCGCCAGCAAACATGGCAGCAAGATTTACTTTAGGGACAGGCAAATGCATTCTCGCAAAAATGCCCTTCAGCTGCTCCACCTTGGCGCGCATCTGTGCATTCATTCTTGTGATCATAGCCGGCATGCGGTTAATCCACGCCAAAATAGACGGCATCATCCGCTGAATCCCCTGATCCACCGACGCAAACAGGGGCTTCACAGACTCCGTGATAGACTTGATAACCGGATTCAACGCAACAAAAATCTGCCGCAGGCCGTTCAAAAACGGGGCCATAGCCGTAGCACCAAGATAGCCCAGGGCGCTCTTAACATTCTTCATAGCGCCCTCAAACGTCTTACCAGACGCCTGCGCAGCACCACCCATGCCAAGCTTCATCGCAGCCGCAAACGTGTTAAAATCAATCTGCCCCTTCGACACCATCTGCGACACCTCAGCCGAGGTTTTACCCGTCTGCCTAGCCAACAGAGACAGCACAGGAACACCCGCCATCGTAAGCTGCAACATGTCATCGCCCTGCAACTTACCGCGAGCCATCACAGACGTAAAAATAGCGCCCGTATCCTGAAACGACTTACCCGAAATATAAGACACATCGGCGATAGTCTTCAACACATCCGTCATCTGCCCGCCAGACTGCACACCCGAAGCAGACAACGCCGCCGCAGTAGAAGCCGCATCACCCAACGCATACGACGTACCAGTCACAGCCTCAATAGCCGAATTCATAATCGAAGACGTGTCAGACGACGTGTGACCCAAACCAGTCAGTTTAGCCTGAGCCTCATCAATAGCCATCGCCCTAGCTATACCGCCACCAATAGTCACATCATAGATAGACTTGAGGCCCTTCTTAGCAACATTGATGGCACCCATCATTGCGGCACCACCAAGCGCCAACTTCATCCCGCCAGCAAACAAGCTACCCGAACGCTGACCCTCAGCAGGCATAACACCCGACAACTGTTTACCAACATCACTTTTAAGGCCAGGCATCTTCGTATACAACGACACATATGCGGAAGCAATCTCACCAGACATACACTATTCACCCCATAATATTAATCTCGCGAGACACCCCGCCACCGGCACGAACACGCGCCAAAATATCGTCCACCTGCCCAGACGTAAACCGGGCCCTACGCTCATCCGTAGGCCTCGCCACAGGCTCCGGCTGCCCCTCACTATTAGCAGACCTGTAATGATCCAGCATGTCCAGCACAGCCCACTCGCACCACTCAAACGGGCGCTGCCAACCATTCAGGTGGGCCGCCAACTGGCTAGACGTATCGGTACACAACACGCCAGCCAGCCGGACAGCCTCACCCCAACACATCTGCGGGCCACCAACACTATAAACAGAAACACCAAACTTGGTGCGGAAATCGTATTCGATGGCCCCACGATAATCATCAATCAGGCCGTGGAGCCAAACTATTCCCCCAGCGAGGCACCCTTACCGTCAGGCTTATATTCCATCCACTCACGGAAAATCTCGGCCACACGAACCATAGGAAGCCCCTCCAAGGCCTCCACAGCATCCTCTGGGGCGGCAGCCTCCAGCATGGAAAACATCACCTCAACCTGGGCGAAATCAGCAGACTCCCCAGACTGGGCAATCCTGGCGGCACGGCGAAAAACGCGGGCAGGAACAGCCTGCGCTGTTTCCTCCGCATCCGCCAACACCCAGCTACGGTCACCAATCTTCAACGTGTAACCTGTGTCACTCATCTATCAACAATCCCTCAAACTATGTGTATCAGTTATTAGACGGCGGATTCGGATCCGGCTCAGGCTTAGGAGGCTCCGGCTTCGGAGAAGGAGGAACCGGGGGAGTATCAGCTTTTAAAGCCGTCATCCACCCCCGACCAGACACCGCATCACCCTTCTTATTAATCTGGGCAGGATACGCCTTCAACGTCACACCATACCCATACACCTCGCCATTCTTGCCCTTAATCTCGTCACGATCAATCAACTCAACCTCAGGGAAATAGTAGCGAATAACCTGATCGCCATCAACAATATCCATCAGTAAAGCGTGCACGCCAGTGGTGGCACCCGGAGAAATATCGAACGAACCCGAATCGGCTCCGGCAGTAACCTTCGACTGCCAAAACAGTTCGATAACCTCCTTCTTAGACTCGATCAGCTGGAAAGAAATCTCGATAGAAGACTCCGTAGCCACAGTGCGAACAACATCCGCATTCTGCCAAGCCTTCAAATCATCCGTTTTACGCTCAGGCTTAATCTTAAACCCGTCATCCGACAGATACCCTAAAGCGGTAAGACCGTCAGGAACCGTCTTCACACCATCAATAGTGTCACCGGCATGAGCTTTACCAATATAGACGTCACCCGTAACAGCAGAGCGAACATTAGACGCTTTACGTGTTGCAGCCATCATAACCCCCATTAAATATCAAACAATTACATTAAAACAAAAACAATAAGCTTATTCAGACTCCGCAGGCCTACATATAAGCTCAAAAAGCGAATACACATCAAAACGTGCACCATCAACCAGCAAATCAGGGCCAGTAGACCGTTTACAGTACACCACAGGGTCACCGTCCACACCGTCAGCCAGAACAGCCTCAACACGACGCGCCAACGACATAGCCCGATCAGGCGTATCAGAAAACACATTCACCCGCAAAAACACCTGCTCACGCACATGCAACTGCGGGCCACCATCCAACGCCAACCAAATCAGGTCACCCGTAAAATCATCGGGCACCGTCCCTGTACACGGTATATCGGACAGCCATCCATCATCCTTGAGCACGCGTTTAGCCCACACGCGAGGATCACCGTAAACGATCACGACGCAGCCCCAATCGACCGGGCCAGCGTGCCATGCTTCGCCTCAATACGCTTCCCACCCTTATATGTGGTGCCAATACGGGCCACAGCCTCAACACGGTGAACCTGCACCTCCGATGATAACCCTGCACGATACTGGGCCTTATCGAAAGCGTTACCGCCCACATTCGCCGAGGCTGCACGCTTGACACGCTCGCCACGCTCAGCCAACATCGCCTGCACCCCAGGGGACTTCAACACCTCACGAATACCAGGAAGATTAAGCTTCACATTCACATCCTGAGCCACTATCTATCAGCCCTTCTTACGCTTCACATTGATCTGCGTGCCCGCATCCCAACCGGACATGGGGTGATGCCACACGATAGGAGACCCGTCAGCCTCCCACACAACACCCCGAATACGCCACCGGCAACGATAACCGGCACCCACAACAGACTGCTTAAAAAGCATCGACCAATGCTCATAGTCAGAGTCACGCCCCGCGGCCTCATCCTCCTGCGAAACGGAAGCATAGATGGCCACGTTATGGTACACAGTCTCGACAGGCTTAGACCAGTCTTCCACCTTGTCGCCAAGATCATCGACACGAACAGTCGGCTGAAGCATCACAACCGTTTCACCGTAAGGAAAACTGGTCATATCATATCTCCCACAAAGGGCCAGCGTAGCCGTTAATATCAGATCCGCACGAGCAACCCTCACCCCACACCGTGGAACACACCTCAGAATGCACATATCGACCATTAATAGTGGGTGTGATAGTGAACGCTTTACCAGCCCCACCATCACCCTCACACAGCTTCTTCAACGCGGCAATCTCAGAAGGCCACAACAAATTCGTGGGAGTACTAGACCGTGTAGTCTGAGCGAAAGGACCCGCAGACTCATACTGCACCTGACCCGACACGCCAGTATCATTCCAGCGCAACAAAGCCCTGCGCAGAATAGCCTTAGCTGCATCCTTGTATTTGAAATCCGGTTTAGCGATACAGGGGGCGACACTGACAGCCACAGCCTCCACATCGGCGATCATCGCCTCAAGCTTCTCTCTAGGAATATCGGCGAAAGGCTCAATATCCTCAGGCTTCAAAATGATACCCATCAACACCACCCCCTGCACATAGTACACATTCGCTTATCTTGTATCAGTTACCAGACGGAGGATTAGGCTCAGGCTTCGGGGCCGGAGGAGGAGTCGGTGCAGCCTTCTCCTTCACAACAGCAAACGAATCAAGCGACTCAATCGCAACATACAGCACAGCCTCGGCACGAACCATAACCTCATTATGTCCCTTAAGGTCACGCCCAGTCTGATCCGGATCACCATACTCGATCAGCTCGATCGGGAAGTTACGCTGGAAACCCCAATGAACACGCGAGAAATCACCAACAATAGCCTTAACACCAGAGGCAGGCGACATCTCCGGGGCACCCGAAACAGTCGAAGAAGCACCAACATTCAGTCCACGCCAATTATCCAAACCGGCAAACCCGGCGGCAGGATACATAGGCTGACCGGCAAGCGGAGACCCCTTCGGATACACCTCAGTAGACAGAGCAAACGAGAACGCAGGATCCAAAGCAACACCGTTAGGAACCTGCAAACCGGCCCCAGCGATAAGACCGACAGCCTTAACAAGATCAGTCGTAGCGGAATCGGTGGCATCAACCGTCTTCTTCGTCTTATCCAGCGACACCTTGACAGCCGCAGCAGGCTTACCCGTAGCCGGATCAATACCGTGGAAAGCAATCAGATCAACAGCGCGACCAATCGAGGCACCCAGGGCAGGCGAAATCAGATCCTGCAAAACACCCAGACGGTAATCGGCGTCAGCCCACATAAACTCGTCCGAGACACGCTGCTGAGTCACAACCTTGATAGGCTGCGCAGTAAACGCCGAAACATCAACAGACGCGGAAGGCTTAACCTCGCCCTCACCAACAATCTTAGCGCGAGGAACACCAGAAAAAACGGCACCCTTAACAGGGCCGAAAATAGTCGGCTGCTCCGGCGAAAGCTTCGCCAAAACACCAGAATCGATAGCACGGTCACGAACCGCACCAATCATAGAACCAGGAAGCTCAAGCTTCCCTGCAGAAAGAAAATCGTCAGCCATCACAAATCATCTCCTAGAATTATTGACAAGAGCATCCACAAACGCGACACCCTCACGTCGTTTAACATCATCAACGGGGGCACTCCCCGCAAGACGGCGCACACCCGCGCCACCACCACTATGGTCGATCAAACCCTTCAAAGCCTTAGCAGACTCCACCAATGCTTCACGATCGCCACCGTGCAAGAAAGCGACCGCATCACCCGACAGGCCACACTCGGCAGCCACCTCGCGCTTCACACCCTCAAGAACAAACCCATTAATCCGGTCTTCGAGTTCCTCATTCTTGCGGCGAAGATCATCAATCACAGACCCCGCATCACCATCCGAGGCGCGAAGCTTCTCCAACTCGGCGAAATTACTTTTAGCACGAGACTCCCACTTACGGGCCTCAGCCTTCCAATCCGTGCCAGAAGAAGACTCCTCCTTCACGGAAACATCACCGGCATGATCATCGCCGGCAGCCTGCCCATCCTTCACAACATCAACAACGTCTCCACCCTTTCCGGGCTCAACAGCATCATTGTCAACATTCTGTTCTTCAACACTCTGATCGGCCATAGCCTAACCCTATACTCCTTGCGGAAAACAACACAACATTGTTGACCCCCGTGCGGGAGACAACCCTGTGCACCGATAACCGGCGGCACACAACCGGAAACCATCATCTCATGTCGCCAACAGTACGCATAGCCTTCAAAATATTGCCAGGCGACTGCTGCAACCCGTGATCATCAACCCACTCACGAGCCTTCTCATAAACCCGCTGATATGCGGTGTCCGCAGAGGAGGGCTCCCAACGCCCCACAACCTCAACCACCGTACACCCACAATGATCATGATACTTCGAACCAAACGGACGCCTACCGGCACGCTTATGACGCCGCGTATGACCAGTAGTAAGCGCCCGCTCTTTGGTCGTATAATCCGACCTCGTAGCCAACATGGCACAAAACGCGCACGGATCGCCATCCGTCACCCTGCGCCACGACCTACCCTGCGCACCCGCAGACCACTCAACCGTGTCACGGCCAGCATTCATGACAGCCCGATTAACACCCGCAGCCATCGCATCAATCGTATCATTCGCCCTATCCGGGTCACTCTCAAGAATCTTCATAGTCGAAAACGACCTAGCCAACGCGGCGGCAGCATCAAACTCGTCATACACAATCAAACCCGGATCCACACCATTCAACCGGCGAAAATCCGACACAAACCTGGCAGCCAACGACGCCGAACCATCATGGCCAGCACGCTCCAACTCCACACACAAACGCACATACTGCGCATCTGTCATCCTGCCGGCACGCCACAAACGACCAAGCTCAGCATAATAGCCCGAATACTTCCCAGCAAACCTGACCGCCTCACGCTGATACTCAGTCGCAGCAAGCCTCGACATAGCACCCGAAACCATAGCCTATCAAACCTCGTTAGTTTGACGCGATATAGCCCCAGCCAGCGCCGCCAACGGATCCGAAGACTCGGCACGATGCCGCATCACAGCCTCAACCTGCACATCATCCAAACCCAACATCTCCAACACCGTACGAGAATCAGCAGGCAAAATACCAGCACCCACAAGCTTCGTCACAGCATCAGCCGTAGCCGCCCGGGTAGGCGTCGAAGCATCACGCCAACGCAAACCAACATCACCAAAAAACGCAGCCTCATCAACACTCGAATCCAACGCCCGGGCAGCCAGGAAACCAACCGACAGCCAGCCCTGACCAAACGACGTCTGCCGGCGTTCAGCACGCTTCACAAGCCGAGATTCCTCGGCAGCCAAAGCCTCACCACTAGGTGGGTTAGACGTGATAAACCCGAAATAGCGTTCCGGAACAGCCGCCTCACCCGCAGTCAACTGCGCCAACAAACGCATCTGATCCGAATACGGTGTAGGAGAATTCACAGGAAACGACCCCACATTCGGAGTGTCACCGTCATCATCCTTATCCACAGCCCACACAGAAGCCATCGACAACACCCAGCCAGGCTGCGAAAACTCATCCGCACTCACACCAGTCACCCAACGCTGAGGATACGCATAAAAATCACGATTCACAGACTGCCCCAACAGTGTGCGCACAGCCTCATCCGTGTAAGCCCTAATAGACCGAGTGATCTCCGAACGGCCATCAATCCTCGACGTACGGCGACGATTCACAATAGGCACAAGAGGAACCGCACCAAGACTATTCACGATACGGCCCGTCTCAACCCACTCACGAGACCCACGCCGCTCCACCTGAACAATCACATCAGGCAGCAACAACTCCGCCTCAACAACCTCAGGATCACACGTCTGCTGCACCACAAGGCCAGCATCCAAACGAGACCCATCGGCAGAAAACCGGCCTGTGCAATTCTTGGGTGACTGCGGACGAACCAACACCGACCCATCCTCTTGGGGGATAACAGCCACAAACGACAACCCAAAAATTAGTGCATCAAGGTGGACGTCGCACGACGCCGTAGCAAGCCGATTCGCAGCATACACACCATCCAGGCCGTAGCCGTCACCATTAGTCCAGCCAAGCCAATCCAGACGCTCCTCCAAAGCATCCACAGCTATACCAGGCCACGACACAACCGTCTGCACACGCTGCAACTCCGGAGGAATAGCCACCCCCAAATCACGCACCCGATTAGAGCCCTCATAGTAGCCCTCAATACGGCAATGCCACGAAGACAACCTTTGGATACGATCGTACATGCCCTCAATCAGAGCCAACTCATCCGAGTTCATACCACAGACACCCGCTTCCTACCAGACCGTTCACGCCGCTTCACTTTCACTGTTTTCGCACCAAGATACGCCAGCGACACAGCCTCCAAAGGCACCTCAGAACCATCCTTAAACGAGGAACCCCAACCCCAAGCCGAACCCTTACGCTTCTGCACAGCCGACCTCACAGCAATATCCAACATGTCACGGCGAGAATCAACACGAGGATGACTGATCACACCCGACCTGACACCCTCCAAAAACGCCTGACAAGCCTCCACATACACACCAGTATCAGCAACCACCAGGCCACGGCCCGGAACACCACGATCCGTCAACGCCTTCTGCAACAACACCGCACCAGACCCGGCAACCATGATCCGGTCAGTATCACCCCAACGAACCGCCAACCAGTCAGCCAACCGGCCCACACCATCAACAATCGTTCCCGACAGCCCATCAATAACCTCAACATGAACCCCAGCATCAGTCCGGCCGGCACCCGCCAAAGCAACCCGATCCCCAGAACGAGAAAACGAGACACCAAACACTTTCCCGCCAACCAGACTCGCCTCATCCACCGCCGATTGTGCCCACTTATCCGCAGGAACCACAGACGCAGCAGACTGGCCACGATCCCACCAGCCAAGACGCTCCCGAGCAAAACCGGCCGCAGACATCGACTCATGCTCATCACTTACGGTCCCGAAATTCAGGCGACGCCCCAACGCCGGATTAGTGTCACCAGCCAACTTCCGCCACTGCCGCGACACATCATCCGGATCAGACTCGTCAGGAATCGAAAACTCCGTCCACGCAAACCTTTTACCGCCACCAAGCGCCTGCCCACGCAAACGCAACACAACCGAACCATCCGCCAACGGCCCAGGCGGCGTACCCAGGAAAATCTGCTGCGGATCACCAGACGGGGCAGCACTTACCGTAGGAAGCAAAGCCTCCAACTGCTCATCCGACAACTCCTGAGCCTCATCACACACCAAATCATCAACCGTAAACCCGCGAGCAGAACCCCGAGAACGGGCCACAAACTCAACCGAACCCCAACCCGGACAGCCACACTTCTTCTCAAACGTGGCACAATCCGGATGATGCAACACAATAGCCTCCTGACCATTCGTCGCCCGAATCGACTTCACCATACGATACAAGTCAGGAAACTGCCGTTCATTCTCAAAAAACGACCTCAACCGCATAAACGCCTTACGAGCCGACTTCAACTCGTGAGCCGTATGCAAAATACGGCGACCCTGAATAGTCGCCTTAAACAACTCCACAACCTCAAGGATCGCGTTCTTGCCATTCTGGCGAGGCACAAACACCCCACACACACCCGAAGCAAGCCTGCCATTGCTACCGACAGCCAGCCAATCATCCAACACCTGCTGCTGCCACGGATCAGGCGTCAACCCATACGCACGACCCAACTCCCCAGCATCACCGCCAGCAGACACCGAATACGCCGCAGCCACACGGTGACGAGGAACCTGAGACCCAACAACACCAGACACCTAATCAGGCCCCCTTGCGCTTCCTATACCGGTCAATCATCGCCACCGCAGAACCCCCACCACGGCCACCAGACACCACATCAACCGAATAACGATCCAACATGCCCATAAAAGCCTTCACATGAGCACGAAGCGAAGCCACCAAATCAGCGCGACCCTCACGCCACACACAATCATGAATCACCGCAGCATCCATGAGAAACAGCCACTCCTCGTCAGACACGTACTGCGCGCGGCTATCCTCACCCCACACACGCCACCAACGACGCGTCTCCCCACACCACTCACGACCATCAGGAAGCTCAGGCTGCACAACACTCACCACCAACACAAAAAGTCGACAAACAGACAAAACCACAAAAGGGAGGTATTTCACT